CCCAAAAGGGCCTCCCCAGGGGAATTCTCCCCTATCTGCTGTCAAGTAGATCACTACCGTTTGAAAGGATAGCTATGGAAGGTACACGCAGATCAAGGTCCTGGCCCACCCTTGTCTCTAAGACAGGGCATGCCTTTGCCCGGCAACAGTTTGTTGCTGGGGGACCTTGGTCTATATTACTAGATACGGACATAGTAAAAGCTGTACTGGGAGGTTCGCTCTCAGACAGCAATAATGGCCTTGTTTGGTCCTACTATGGACCAGACAAACAGCGTCGCGTATCGCCAGAAGTGGCGAGAGCATTGGCTGTGTATTCTAGTGACATCGGAAGTTCCTTCGCATTGAGTAATTTTACATCTACTCAATCGTGGGCACAAACCGCATGGTCAACGAAAGTTGGCAGCGGTGTGATTGAGGGTCATGGCGATGTGATTCCGCAAGGAACATATCAATCCACTTTCCCTACAATACCTTCCCTTGCGGCGGACGACATTATGAACGGTTGGGGTGCAACTTGCATAGCAAGGAGCGCTCCAACCAATCCTCTTGCCGACGCTGGCACTTTTCTAGGGGAATTGAGGCAATTGCCTAAAGTCCCTGGCCGTGACTTTTATAAGCACGGTCTGAAAGGTACCGGTGGTGAATATCTAAACGTTGTGTTTGGATGGTCACCCGCCTGGCGTGATGTTCGATCGTTTCGAGAGGCAAATGCGAAAGCAGATGTTTTTCTAAAACGACTCGAACGCGGCTCCGGTAAGTATACCCGGAGACGTTATACCCTCCTGGATACCCGGGACGTTACTGAAACAACAATTTCAGCTAACGCGAGCTCTACGCTCGATCTTCCCGGGAATCCGTATAGGAAAAATCCATTGCGTCGTACAACTATCACTACTGAGCGTGTTTGGTTCTCAGGTGCTTTTACGTACCTGTACCAGCGCACGCCGACACAGTCTGAATTCTTTAAAAAGATTCAGGATGCGCGTGATGTGTACGGCCTCGATTTGTCGGTCGAGGTAGCATGGAATCTCCTGCCATATAGCTGGCTAGCGGATTGGTATGGCAACATTGGAGACGTTGCTCATAACCTAACCCGGTTCTCCCAAGATGGTTTAACCATGAGATATGGTTATATCATGCGCCATAAGAGGATAGAATATATCTATACTTATGGTCCGTCTAGTTTCACCACAGTTGCTGAGGTGAAACAGCGGAGGAGAGCCAGTCCTTTCGGATTCGGGGTCAACCCAGCGAGCCTGTCAGATAGACAGTGGGCGATCCTTGCTGCCCTTGGGCAGCAAAAATTCCTCAAGTGAAAATTCACTTGAAGCGGGCGCTTGAGACCTTGGAAAGTCTCGCTCGCAAGAGGGAATACCCCTATGGTATTTCCTGCATCGCTGAGAAGCGACGCGACTCTAGGAAACTCCTAGTAGTCTCAGGAAATGAGTTCCATTATGTTGACCGAACCACAGAGCGTCACGACAGACGCGGCACACTCACTCCCTAGAACGGGAATGGGTAGTACAAGCGGGGCCTTCGAGAACTTCACGGATGGATACGAACTTAGTATCGTCCATGATTACTCGGCAAGCCGCCAACGACATGTCGTGTGGTTGGAACAGACTAAGATCGTTACAGATCCGCTGTTCTCAACCCAAAATAAGCAGGTAATCGCGAGAGCGACCCTGACTATTTCGGCACCTCCAAGTGGGTTTACACCCACGCAATTGAAGGAGTTGGCCAAGGGTCTTATGACCAACTTGACCGCGAGTACTGATGCCAACCTCATCAAGGTTATTGGTGGGGAAAGCTGAGTACTACTTCATCTGTGGTTCACGACGTAACAGGGATTCACCTACCGCACCCTTGAAAGGGAGTGGAGATGATGAAAAGCCTAGAACGGCTTATTTCCTGCATGGTCGCTGAACTCAGTGATCATGTGAATATGGATGATGCCACGTTTCTCGGACGCCTTAGGGTGTTCGATGCGCGGGCAGAATTCATCCTCAATAATGGAGAAAAGTCCTTCTTTTGGGAAGGGCTTAGACTCTATAATGAGGCCCGTGAAACAATCACTTCCGGAAGGAGGGATTGGGCGGGGTTCACAATCTAGTGTGACAGCAGAGCGTGATATCGAATATATGATATCACGATTTCGCAAAGAAGGTTACTCCTTTTTAGGAGTGACCCTAGCAAATTTTGGCAAAGATGTCGAAAGACTTCTAGCCGGAAATTTGCAAGGGGACAAGCTCTTTCTAGGTTTCAAATCTAGAAAGGGCCAGTGTCTCCCGGCATTTCTGTCGGGTTTCACTTCCCGAATCTTTGCGAAGGATGGGACTGTCCTTGAAGATGCTGACCCCCTCGCAATCTATGCTGTACGTCAGATTACTCTGGCGTGGGCAAAGTGCGAGTTTCCCATGGCGCAAACCATGGTTAATCGGGGTATTACTAAGTATCTTCAAACGGAGGAGGAGGTGCGATCCTGGGACTCAACCTTTTCGGAGGATGAGTTGAGCTTTCAAAACCTTAAACAGGTTTTCTTAGCTTTATTCTGGGATTCGCTTAACCAGGTTGAACATAATTTGTTCAACTTGGCCGTTATTCCGCGTCATGGTCCAGGTTATACTGCAAGTCATGCCATTGGAAATTCCAAATGGTATGATCTGCACTGGACCCGACGGCTTGACCGTGTTCTCCCTTATCAGGAGTTTATCCGGGCAAGCGGGCGTCACGATTTTCTCGTTGATGCTCCGAACCTCCTCAGCCCCGGGAACGAAGACCCTGTCCGGGTCACTTTCGTTCCCAAGACGGTCGATAAATGCCGAACAATTGCTATGGAACCTACATCTATGATGTATGCCCAAAAAGCAGTTGCGAATGCATTGCGCGAATCATTCGAGATTCGCACCCCGTACGGTTCTGTTAAGAATTTTCTTGATTTAAAACATCAAGACCAGAACCGCGACCTAGCGCGCAAGGGATCCTTAGATGGATCCTTAGCCACACTCGATTTGAGTGATGCTAGTGATAGGGTATCGAATCAGCTCGTACGGGCCTTGCTTGATGGCTTTCCACTTCTTTTCGAAGCGGTGGATGCCACAAGGTCACGAAAAGCTGACATACAAGGAAAGGTTTATCGCCTTTCTAAGTATGCGTCCATGGGTTCCGACATGTGCTTCCCAATAGAGAGCATGATATTCTTGGCTATTGCCGTGATGTCATGCCTCGAAAAGAGGCGCTTGCCGGGATATTCCCATCTACCGGTCAACCCCAAGAACATAAGGGAATTGATCGGCTCTGTCAGTGTATATGGGGATGATATCATTGTCCCCTCAGACACTGCGCTAATTGCTATTCGGAATCTTGAAACTTTTGGTTTCAAGGTGAACGACCGTAAGTCTTTCTGGACAGGATTGTTCAGAGAGAGTTGCGGCGCGGATTGGTACAACGGAACTGATATCTCCGTTAGCCGTTTACGGCGTCCAATCCCGATAGCAAGCTCCCAAGCGAAGGAAATCGTGTCTCTAGTAGAATTCCGTAATGACCTCTTCCAAAAAAGAGGCTTATGGAAAACTGCAGAGTACCTGGATGGTATCATCGAATCGAAAATAAGATGGTATCCGCCAGTACATCATGATTCCTCGAGCGTACTGGGTGCCCATACTTTCCTCGACCCCGATTTCGGGCCAGAGGTCTATTGGGACACTCAGCTTCACAAGTACGCCATCAAGGGCTACTTCGTGAAGAGCCGCCAGCCAGTCAACAGTGTTGACGGGTGGGAGGCTTTGCTGAAGTTCTTCGTGGAACGAGAGGATCTTCCTCTTAACCATGAAGCGCTCCTTAGGAGTGGTAGACCTGCCGAGGTCTATTTAAACATCGGCTGGGGATCGCCTAAGTAGGCGATCCGTG